CTGAAATTTTCAATGAAGTACTTTCTTGTACTACTAATCCAGATGATGAGTCTTTTCTTAAATTATATCCAAATCTTTTATCTAAAGTATTGAATATTTCCATCCAATATAATTCTCTAGTTTTTAAAACATCTTCATTTAACTCTAAAAATTCAACTACAAAATAGTTAAAGTTTTCTCTACCATATTTTTTCCAAGATCTTATTAAATAAGGATTTTCATCTTTGGAACTATGATTTAGTTGAGCTATATGTTGTTTTATTCTAGTATGTATATTTTTAGATTTTCCTATATACTTCTTTTGATTTATCATATTATAAATACAATAAATACCTGATTTTTTGTGATCTAAGTTTGCTCTCATATTACTTATATTTTCTATAAATATAAGCAATATAATTGTTAATAACAAATTTAATTAATAATTGCTTCGCGCTTCCACATATAAATATGTGTACTCTACTTGCTTCCAGTCTAACAAAACTGTGCTTTCGATAGTCTCTGAACCTTCCTTAATAAATTAAGGCTTGGATGCTGATTGCCATATGAACGATTCACTTAGGTTTCCAGCAGTTCACGAAGTTAAGACGCCAACATTAACGTCTGATATAATCATTTTAGAGTATTCTGCATATTCTAAAGTAAGTTTTGTTAAATTTTCCCAATATTTACATTTTTGATAAAATAATTCTTCATATTGTTTATGAATTTTAACAGTTAACCCATCTGTATTACATTGTATCATTGTGAGGTTAGGTATATCCATTAATTCTTCTGCAAGCATTGTAAGCATTAATTGTCCATTAAGAGTAGTAGTAACAGTATATTTAGGATCATATAACCAACTAAATTGACTATTACTATTTCCATAACTAGCATTTGCAGCTTCCTTAAATCCATCAACTATATGTTTATTACCTTTTTCTTTAAGAGCCTTTTCTTTTAATCTTACATCTACAATGTCATGTTTATATACCTCATAAAATGCAGGACCTAAATGTTGAGGATACATTTTATTTACAATAGCAATACTTGGATATAGTGATGCGACATCTGCATCTATAATTAAATAATTATCATCAGATTCTATAATTTTGTTTGATACTGAAGCATGAATTCCTCCTGTACCGTAATAAAAGTCTAATCCTTTATAGTTAATGCAAAAGTCTAAGTCTCCAGAAGTATTTTGAATAGTAGTTTTTTGAAGTTGTTTTAGAAACTCTTTAAATATATCAGATTTAAAAGTAATATAATCAAAGATACACTCTGATAATTTAATAGACTTTCTATAAGTTCTTAAACTTTTAACATCTTTAGGTAATTTGTTGGTTTTTTTACAATATAACTTTAGTAATAATTCAGAACCTATTTTTGTATTAGACCAATTTAAACAAGGTATATTATATATTTTTTGTAAATTCTTTCTTAATTCAATCATTGGTTTGGTCCTAATATATAATTGTTCTGTAGCAATTACATCATTAAGATTGTAAGACAATACTTGTTCTTCCCAATTGTTACCCTTTCCTTGACTAGGTAAATCTTCTATATCTTTTAAATCCATTGAAAATTCACACCATTTTAATCCCGTTCTTCTATTTTTATTGTCAAAATGATGAATCTTATATAAATCCAAATGAGGAATTTTAAGTTTCCATTCAGGTACGTCTGGAAATCTATTTTCATCTGAATTAGTTATAATTGCGGCATATCTTTGTATATCAGCTGCACTTGCTTTAGGATTTCTGAATAAATATTCTAATATTTGAGCATCAAATGTTATACAGTTAAATCCTATTAATCCAGTAACTTCTTTTTTTAAAAATTCAAATAATTGTTCTCTTTCATCTTTTTTTTCAGATATTACAAATGTTTTAATTTTTCTATTATCTCTATTTAGAAAAGTTCCTGTAAATATATTTAAGGTTTCTAAATCATATATCCATATCATTTTAAATTCTAATATTAAATGTAAAAAAAATAACCCGCATAACTATCCATATTTAGTATGTTTAGATTATGCGGGTTAAGTTAGATGTTAATTATATGTAAAGAACGTTTGTTTCTAAAGGCAAATATTATTTAGTTTGTGCAGCAAATGATTGCTGTTCTACACTCTTAGTTACAGGAGTGTAATCAAACTTCATAACTTTATCTCCTACATATTCCTCAGTAGTAGATAGGAATGTATGAGTATAAATTGGCTTACCAGAAGATACTCTCACCTCACCATCACTGCTAATAATAGGTTTTTGATTAGGAGTCATAGGAGTATGCTCATCTCTAATACCAATCAAGGCACCTTCAGGAAGAGTAGAACCAATTTCCAATCCTAGAGCATCAATTGCAGCCACATTCATATTTTCAATATGACGTACAATATAATTGTTATTAGAGCTGGTATCCCAACCCTTAAGCATTTTGCTGATAGAACTCATTTCAGCACTAGGAGCAGAACCTCTAGATTCTACTTGCCTCTTTTGTGCAAGATAAACAGTTTTCCATTCTGGATTAATAGTATCCTCTGAATGAATAAGAACTACTTTACCTGTTGCTAATTGTGCTGCAAATTGCTTTTCAAGTTCAGCATTGGTAATCTTGTTTGTTTGAAATACATTTTTCATTTTAGTAAATTTGTTAGTTAGTAAATTGTTTGTTTGTGTTTATATATTAACCAGCTGAGTTAATTCTTTATTATTTCTTTAATGATGATTTGATTACTTACAATAAGTCCTGTAGCATCTTCAAAGTATTCAGAACCTTTAGGTATAATGCATTTTACATTAATATCTTTATCTCGTTCAAAATTAGTATAGGCATGAAATCCTTTAGAAATTACTACATAATCACAGCATTTATTGTCGATAACTACTTCACCTCCAGCAATGTTTACTTTTTTATCTGAAAAATAATAAACTCCTGTCCTAATATCATGTATAGAAAAGTCATCAGCGAATCTCAATCCTATTATTGATTTAGGTCTTAGAGTTGCAGAAGTGTATAACTTATTAAATTTATATTCAAAACCATGTATAGGGCTCATACATTTTTCATCCCCTATTATTACTTCTTTATAAACAGTAATATCTTCTTCAGCAATCTTTGCTTTCTTTTGTTCTGTTATTAAACACATTGTTTTAATATTAAGTTGTTAGTAAAAAACATCCAAGTAGAGCCCACTATTAACTTATTAATTAAACCCTACCAAATTTAAACCTAAATATATACTCTACTTGGATGTATATTATTGTTTAGAATATAGAAAATTCCTGGGATAATAGTTGTAAATCGAAAAATATTTAAAATTAGTTTACTATTTCCCAGGAATTCTCGTCCAACCTAAACCTACTCTTTTATAGTAACTTCAGATAGATTAATTAAAGGTACATCCTCTAACCTCTTTTTCTGAGTTCTTTTTTCTGTGTGCATAATATCTTCTAAAGAAGATAAGGGTTTAGAACATTCTAGCCAAAAGATTATTGCATCTTCTGTAGATCTAAAAGATTTTGCATCTTGCTCTGTACAAGCATATAAAGGTGCCATATGCGCTTTCTCCTTTGCAATATTAGGAGATTTCATATAATGAACTATTTTACACATTTTGTTACCTCCTCTAGTTCTGCTTTCTGGTAATCATACAAGAAAGGTTCAGCCTTAAAGAACTTTTTAGTTCTTATTACAGCTGGATTATTCAATGAGCCTCTACCTAACTTAGAGCTATTAGGAATATAGTTAAACCTGTATCTTCTAGTTCTTCTATTAGGAAATGATCCAGAAGATATAAATCCTAATGGACTTTCCTTGATCTGTTCTCTTGTTAAAGGTATATTTCCCATAATATTAAAAGTTTTTAGGTCTTGGTGTGAATTTAAAGGGTTTAGTATCTAGGAATACTTTACCTAATTTTAATCCTTCATCTACTTTAGATTGCAGAAAATCTTCTACGTCCTCCCTATAAATATAGGTAGTAACTGTGGTCTTAAAATTAGGATCTTTTTTGACATTAAGAAAATAAACTGTCAATCTAACCTTATTCAAGGAAGGTCTGAATATTTTAACTTTTTCAATTTTAGCAAGAGGTTGAACACTTGCTTTTAATAACTTCAACTCTTTCCTTTCTTGGGCAGTTAGTTTATTCCTAGTAATAGGAATAATTCTAGGTCGTCTTAATCCTAACTTCACCATTAGAGCATCATCATTAACATCTATTGGTGGATATTTACTTGTTTGTAATCTTTTTTTACTCTCGTTCATTTGTAAGAGATTTTAATGTTACTTAATATTAAAAATAATCCTGCTGTTAAAACCAGAGGCTGAACAAGAGGTTTATTAAACCTCTCAGCAGGATTAAATCCAGATTTTAATTTTCATTGTTGCTAGATTCTGGAACTGTGTTTTTAGGATTAGGTTCAATATCTTCAAATTCATCAACAAGTCCGTTACTGATGAATACAGCGTCAATAACCATACATAATACGGCTACTGCGTAAATAAACATAATACCTAGCAATACTCCTGCTACAGGAAAATCACTAAATAAATCTGCTAGTGTGTACATAGTAAATTAGTATATTAGTAAATAATTAGTTTTAATTGAAAAGAGTACAGTAATAGCATATTAGGCATCTGTACTCTTTTGTGTTTTATAAGGCTTACACTTACCTATACAGCCACCGGTTATTTTTCTTAAACCTTACTTTAAATGGCCTTTTATCCGTTAAGGTACTAGAAGATAGTACCCAAGTAGCACCTATTACATTACATCCAAAATACATTGCTGTACAAGATTGTCTTAGTTGTGCATTATCTGTATGCAGAGCATATTCTTGCACTGCAAATATTGCTAGATTTACAGCAATCATAGTAATAACCCTTTTCTCTTGAGTCTTTTGTCTCTCAATTAAAGGTCTATTATTATATGCTGGTCTAGGTGGGGCTAGTTGTGCTTGGCCTAACATACTTGTTAAGACAAGACCTAATATTAAGATTATAGTTTTCATAGTTTAGGTTATTTAATTTACAAAAATAACAGGTAGCATTTTTAGTCTAGGAATGCTGAAGTAACTTAACTGACATTTAAGTTAAGATGCTACCTGTTAAATGGTTATTTTCTATCCCAATTAGGTAACTCATCTCTTGGAATAAGATTACCCTGTATCAATACTAAATCTTTCATAGTTTAGATTGTATTTCCCTACTTTAATACACATTATCTAAAGAGTGTAGGTTACTCTCTAGTGTGTTTTTATTAAAATAATAGTTATCCATACGGTTTAATATGGTTAAGGTTTTATAGATGGTTTGTTCCCCATCTCCTGTTACTGTGCACAATAGAGCAGGACCTCCTACAGTATCTCTTAGGTCATTTGACCTTAAGGTAGCTATCTCCTTAAGGCTAAGAGTTCTTTCAAGGATGCTAATTCCTCTTCTGTATAACTATTATAGAGAATAAAATAGGATTCGAACCTATATTATGCCGAACTTAATTGCATAGTTTTAACCAATTAAACTATTTACTCAAATGAGTGGAATCTAGTATGCAGCTATATCCACTCTAATTTTTCGGGTTATTATTAGAGGTAATAAACCCTACTGCAAGAACCTCGTACTTCTTTTCAACCTACAAAGAACTTTTAAAAGGGCTCTTCTACAATTGGTTCATGTTCACCTACACCAACCATTCCATAGCTAGAACTTCAAGAAAAGGGTATGAGAGACAGGTAGGAATTGAACCTACATTATCACAATATCACACTTAATATATGTGCTACTATCTCTATTTTAAATAAATAATGATTGATAATCTGACTCCTAAGACCAGATAGTACCTCGCCTGCGTATGTAGTATCAATCATTAAAAAAGTAACAAGTAAATTTAATACTGTTTCACCAATATACGTCTATATTTTTAAGTCAACTTCTCAAATATTACTTGTTACTAAAATAAAGTAAGTTCTAATAAGGTTGCACCTTAAAAACCAATTCTAAGCTTATATTGACGCTTTCAAT